AAAACGCTTTATTGATAAATACAGCGCCAACCTTAAAAATGCAGGCCAAACACAACACGAAACAAACGCGCAGTATAACGAGCGGCTAATTAATGCCAGCCGTAAACATTACGACTTTACGGGCAACAGCACGATACAAAGCAAAGCACAAGTTACTGTTACGGCAATTCGTAAGCAGCAAAAAGCTAACAGTTGGTTACGCCGCACGGTAAAAACATTAGCGCCGCGCTTAAAAATACTTAAGCACATTACCGATACTATGCCATTGCCTTGGCACATATTAGCCAATGCCGATAAAACCAAAAAGCATGCAAATGTATTGGCAATGCAAGTGGCCGAAATAATAGCCGACCTTGCAAAAGAGCAACCCACGTGGGATGCAACCGACATACACGCAAGCGTTAACGAATATGCCGCACAGTTTACTGTGCAATTGCAGTTTGCTGAAAAGGGCGATTACTTAACCGTACCCGATGCCGAAGTAGCGCTTTTAAAAGCGCAAGATCATAAGTGGTGGGCGCGTAAGCTCAAAACGATTCGAAGCCGCTACCTTGAGCATTTAGAAATTGCTACCGGCGAAGTAGGCCGCGATTTATTTACTAGCACCGATAAAAAAGGCGCAAAAACAACTAAACGCCGTGGCATTAGTGCGTACTGTTCTAAACAAGCCGTGGCTGAATACACCACAAACCGCGAGCGCGGCCAACGTTACTTAGAAAGCTTAGAATTAGTAAACGAGCAAAGCGATGTTATATCGCTAATGAAAGCGGTTGAGGCAGGTGTTGCCAACCCTGAAAACATGCGTAACGAATTAATGCTACGCATACGCGAAACCGAAGAACTAGCCGATGAAATGGGCTACACAGGCGGGTTTTATAACATTACTGCGCCGAGTCGTTTTCATGCAAATTCAAGTAATTGGGATGGCTCAACCCCAAAAGACGCCAGCCTTTATTTAAATAAACTTTACTCACAAGCACGCGCTAAATTAGACCGCGAAGAAATACCGTACTTTGGTATTCGTGTAGCCGAGCCACATGCAGATGGTTGTACTCACTGGCACATGCTTTTATGGATGCCAGCACGTTACTACGACAAGGTTAACCACATACTACGCCGCTACTTTACTCGCGACGACCGTGAGGTATTTTTTCAGCGTTTTAAAAACCGCAAAGCACTACGCGCACGCTATACAAAAGCTCGCCGTATTTGGGGTTTAAATAAATCAAAAGGTATTTACACCCGCGAACCTAAAAAAGACTACACACCAAGCGGCCCACGTTATACCGCCATTAAAATGCTACCTGCAAAAGAAGGTAAAGACGGCAAAAAAACAGGCGGGGCAGCGGCTTATGTTGCTAAGTATGTAAGTAAAAATATAGATGGCTTTGCACTGGCAAATGAATACGATGCCGAAACAGGCGAAAAGCTAACCCAAGCGGTTAACCCGGTTAAAGCATGGGCCAGCACGTGGGGCATTAGGCAATTTCAGTTTCAAAAATCACCTTCTATTACCATTTGGCGCGAGTTGCGCCGAGTGCGCGAAGAGGTACAAGGCAACGAGCAATTAGAACAAGTACGCCAAGCCGCCGACAAAGGTGACTTTAAAACTTTTGTTACTTTAATGGGTGGCTTTGGTATTGGTCGCGATGCTCGTTTTAAACCTGCCTACCAGCATACCGAATACGGCAACCAATACGCCGAATTTACTAAAACCCTAAAAGGCGTTGAAGACACCTTTGGGCTTTGTACGTTAGTGACTCGAGTTCATACCTGGTCTAAGCAAACCATAGGCACCTCAGCTAATAACAACACCACCGTAATTGGTGGGCAGGATGCTAACAACGTCGGCGCAGCCGACCTATCTTGGACTAGTGGGAATAATTGTACGCCTTTAGCTGTAGGGCATACAGACGAATTATTAATAGATATGATCGGTTTTACAAAAAAACAGATCGCAAGCGTTAAAAAGGATCTGTTAGCAGGTAAGCGGGTTAAAAATAACGGCCTTATTTACCTAATAAAAGACGGCCATTTAGTCACATTAGACGAAAAAGCGCAGCGCCAAGAGCAGCGCCGTCTAGCTATTGCCGAAATAGCCCGCACCGAAGCCAAAAAAAGCCACCCCAGCAGCAGACGAGCAAACATCAGTACCGTGTAAAAATAAGATCAGTGACTTTACCCCTGCACAAATCAGCACCCTTAACCAAGGCGGTATTGTGGTTATTGGTAACCGCGTTTACCACCTACAAGAGCGCGAACTGCACAGCTTTGAAAAGCTCGATATGGAAAAACCTAAAAAGCAAATAACGCTAAACCCAACAGAGCAACACATTGCATATGCCCGTGAGCTTTACGACTTAGCCACAATGTATGCCGAGCTTGATGGCCGAACCGCACCATCAAGCACTCAATTTAAACACGGTCACGCTGATGTAATTGGCGACCTTGAAATGGCTAGGCTTGTTCTAGCTGGTGAAGCATCAGCAATCAGCGATAACGATTGGTGGTCAATCGACTTAATGGCGTAGGAGAAAATATGACTATTCAAATTTCAAAAGTGTTAATGCCGCGGGCATGCATTAGTTGCCAGGCGTTTTGCCCAAAAGGGTATGCAGAGGATCAGCACAGTCCGTTTATTACTAAATTCGATAAGCCAAAGCCTAAAACCCAACACGGCCAGTGCGGTAAAACCAATAATAGCGTATTTGCCACTGAAATTTGCACCGGCTATCAGCAAGAACCTAACGCCGATGTGTTTGCAGTAACTAACAGACCAAAACCTAAACAACAGAAAATATTTTGATACGACGACACTATTGGTGTTCTTGATTTAGCTAGATTAGTATTGAGAATGGAAGTAGCGACTATTAGTTACTGTGTTTTCCCGACATAGATTTAAAGGCGTAAATGTACCCGTTAATAGATTAATTAGCGGGTACATTTACACGTTATCAAAATAAGGAATTGATATGAAAAAAGGGTTTGAGATAGTTGCCGATTTAACAGAAGTAATCGTTAAGAACCAGCTATTAACTGGAATAGCAAAAGACATGCCTTACGTAAGTACGTTGCTTAAAGTATGGAATTTAAGTGACTCTATTAGAGACCGTATTTTTGCTGCCAAGGTAATGCGTTTTTTTGAATCACTTGATGATGTTACAGGTAAAGAACGTGAAGAAATGTATGACAAAATAAAGTATGTAAATCAAGATGATTTAAATAACGTTACCGATAAAATTTTATTTTGCATAGAATCGATAACAGATATAGATAAATCAGAGTTTATTGCAAATTTATTTATCGCATTTATACATAAAAGACTTAGTGAGAAAGAGTTACGGAGGTGCATCGATATTATCCAATCCACTTTTTTAGATGATTTAAAAACTTTCGTTACAGCAGACTTTTTAAAAGAATCAAATATAAAAGACATAGATTTAGTAGAGTTAGAATTAGAAAACTTAAAATCCTCTCTATTACTTAGCTCCTTTGTTCCTAGCCAAGCTCAATATGGAGGAAGTTTAATTTCCAACAGGCAATCCTTTAGTAGAACACCAATTGCAAATACATTTATTAAAGCATTCAATTTTGGCCGCAATTTAAGAGAACTTGAAAATACCTAATTAAACAAATATAGTTTAGGTACAAAAATATAAAAAATAGTAAACCCTATTATCGGAATTATCGGTAAGGATCTCTAATTCTGGTAAGCTGTAAACAACAAGTGACTATTATACACGTGTTTTCTATATTTACTTTTTATGCTATTTTTCTGCAATTAAAGTACTGGCAGTAAATGAATAGGTCGAAGTATTATAGCTATATACTCTATTATTCGTGGTAATTCTAGTGTAGTACGTAGGGAATATAACTAACGAGCAGTATGTATTTAGGCTACTAAAGGCGGATAAGGATTTTTTGAAGGAGGCATAAACTAGGCACCCGTATAACTGAGGTTACGTGAGAGAATGAAAAGTGTAAAGTTAGCTCAAACATATGGACGCACTCTCTCTGAAACCAGCCACCTCTAGAGAAGTGAGACCTATTCGGGATTCATGGTTAATCTTAAAGATTAATAATTATTATCTTTTTGTTTTTGAAAATAAACCCCATTAATTTTTAATAAACACAGAATTTAAGGATGCTATCATGGCTAACAATTTAACCATCTCTTATGACTTAAACTCACCAGGTCAAGATTATGATAAGATTTTTGAAAAAATAAAGTCGTTAGGCAGTTGGGCTAAAGTTCAAAAGTCTCTTTGGTATGTAAACTCTAAATTAACAGCAGCCCAAGCTAGAGATATTTTAAGTGGTGTAATAGATTCAAATGATTCTTTAATAGTCATTGATAGTACAAATAATACTATTGCCTGGATTGGGCTTGATGATGAAGTAGCCCAACATATTAAAAATAATTGGTCGAATTAATCATTGCCAAACCTATGTAGCACGACTAAAGTTAAATTTATCAGAAGCATATAGATTTTCATTTGTAAACCCACGTTCGTGGGTTTTTTCATGCCTTAAATAAAGTAGAGGTTAAAGGCCAATAAGTTCTAATTGTTTTTCACGCGGTAGGTTTTTAATAAGCGATGCCGCTAATTGGGCTGTGGTTTTACATGGCGGATTTAAGAAGTGATCAAACGATTGGGTAATACGGAAAGTCGCCCCGCATTCTTTAGTGTTAGTACAAGAACAATATAAATTCACTACATGGGCGCTTTGTTTTTCGCGTGACGTAATTGTTGCTTTAGCTTCGCAATTCGGACAAGTAACCCTTGCCATAATAATCACCAATCGTTAATAAAAAACACTGTTATTATATACAGTGATTTTGTGCGTGGCAATTAACCGGCCTTTTAATTAGGATTAAGTTAATATACAAACTAAAGTTAAGGAAATGATCAAAAAGTAAGAGCTAATAATGCTTATAAAAAATGGTTTTTATAAATGGGCCCTCATAGGAATTTTAATTTCTTTTGGTATGAGCGTGATATTTAGTGTGTACATCAAAAATAACAACTTTTTTTCTTTTTATGAATACTCAGATGAACAAGGTCTAGAAGATTTTGTTTTTTGTAATACGGCTGGCGTTTGGCTCGATAAAATGAATTCCTGTGATCACTTTTATTTAGAGTATTTACCTAATAAAACATTAGATATCACCTCGCCCTTTGAGATACCCAATTTAGATGATCAGCAAATAATACAAAGCTATAAAAGTGTACGGGTATGGCGTAAAGCTTATGGAAAAACCCCATACCCTGCACTTATCGATTTAACTAATGGTAAACTAAGTGAAGAGTTAGACTGAGAAGTGCCTACCGATAAAAAGAGTGCTAGGCACTCGACTTTAAATCAAAATACAGCTGTAACTTACTGTCTATTTCAGGTTCCCTTGCTACTTCTTCACTTATTAATTTAATTAGCGGTTTAGTCTCGTTTTTAAAATACATGGCATTGTATTTAGTCGGCTCGCCAAGAGCTGTGCTAAAGCGGAGCTGACCAGCAAAAAAGCCTAAAAATTCACTCCTCCTCGCCTTCCGCTTTCGTGCAAAGAACGCATCAAATTGACAACCCCAGTGACACGGTACTTTTAGCTAGGCCTTATTACTAAAGGATCTAAAAGAAAGTTAAAAAGGATCGCAGTGTCAAAAGTGTGACAATGTTTGACATAAAGTGACAGTAAATAGCTCAAATAGGTGGCCATTTGCCTGATATTGAAATATCATGAATTTATTATCAGTTAAGTGATAAATAAATTATGAAATATTTACATAAAGGCTCACAAAGCCAAGAGCGGTTAGATGTGCTTTTGTCGTTTGGTAAAAGCACGAGTGAAGATATAAAAGCGGCGCTTAGCGATTACTTAGTTCGTGGCATTAGCAAGACCAATGCAGCAACGCTTAATGGTGTGCCCGGGCCAAATTTTACAAGGGCACTTAAGCGTCTTGAAGTTGTTACGGGAAAATTTGAAAACGCATTAGAAATTGAATGGTATTCAAAAAGGCAGGATATGAAATTAGAATTAATAAAAGAAAGGGTTGATGCTTTATTGGTTGAGTTAAATTCGTTACTAACCAGCCTTGAATATTCAGATGATGATTTAGAAAAGCATACGAGTAGAATAATTAACAGGCTTGAATTAGAGATTGAACATATTGGTACCAGTAAACGCAGTACTGAAAATGAGCATTGTTATATGGCGGCGGTTTATGATGAAGCAATAACCCCATTAGTTTTTAATCCAAATGAGCATGTGACTGATAGGATAGAAACCAGCATTCAAAGAGTTGAAGACTGGCAATCTCGATTAGCTAATTTATAAAACCAAAGCGCTAGCTCCTAACTAGCGCTTTTTTTATTGCCGTTCTTACTTCCCCAAAACGCTCTAAACAATCGCATTAATCCAAGCGTCGAAACCGCAATCCCTACAATCACAAATTCAAAGTACCAGGGCGCGCCTTGATAACCCATAGATTGCCAACCTTTATGCATGTAAGGTTGCATGGCCGGTATAAAATGGCAGATGAACAAACCCAAAAAGAATAGAATGATCACCTCATCCATTAAGGTTTTGTCGCGGTTCTTAAGTACCAGTAAGTCATAATCAGCGTCGTTTTGTTCGGCCTGCATACAGCGTTTTGCTTTGGCATTAAACTGCGCAATTTTAAAGTTGTTTTCAGCACGCGCTACGTCTGCAGCCATTTCTGCTGCTATGCGTTTACGCTCAACATAGCCGCCGGTTAAATCGGCTATGGGGTCAGTGATGAATGAAACCAATGTTTTAAACCATCCCATTATTTGCCACCCCTAATTAATTTAATAAACGCTTTTGGGTCTTTGCTAATTGCTTTTATTAGCGTATCGAAACCCTCTAAAATGTGCGGGGCAGCATAGGCGGTTACCCCAATTACACCGGTTTTTAAGCTTTCATCAAATTGCCGCCACTCGCAAAACATAGCGGCAAGGTAAGCTGCAAATATCGCAATGAGTACACTCATAAAATAATGAAAAAACGTAAACTGCCGTTTGCTTAAATACATTTGTATGCCTGCGGCTAAAAAGCTCAACATAAATAAACGCCCCCATTGTTTAATAAATTCCATAAAGTCTATCCAGCTCATGCGCTTTCCTTAGTTGTTGGGTTTAGGTCTGAATATTCAGGCTCTTTAAATTCAATATGCTGTGCGGCGGGTAGGTAGTTATTAATACCTAAAACATCTTGCTGCAGTGGTACTACTTCGTTGTTGTAGTAGGCGCGGGTGATTTTATCTAAATCACCAAAGCCGGGGCTGTCGCCAGAAGATTGACCGCTAAGTGCTTCTTGCGCACGGTGCATACTGAGCATGTCGTTAAGCGTAATTTTTTTAATACGTTCAAATTCGTCTTTAGTTGATATGTCGCCAACGGGCGTTATCTTTATCGACTTTTCAGCATCGGCCTTATTACTGCGGAAATTAAAAAACAAACTTCTAAAATTACCCACGCCTTTGCTATCGCGTATGGCATTCTTTAGTGCTGTTTCATCGGCATCACTTAAGTTCGGGTCGGCCATTGAG